GAACCACCCATATCATATCCCGATACAAATAATCTTTATGTTTGGAATGAAGAAGAATTAAAATGGGATAAACAATAACATTAAACAATAATAAGAAATGCCAGTTCATATAGGTAATAACATAATAAATTCATCATCGTTATTTATTACCGATGGGAGTAGTAGTGATAAGGTAGCAAAAAGTAGATTCGGACTATAATAAAGAAAAAAGATATTACTATATTTATAAGAAACATAATAGAATTAAATGGCAGCTATATTTCAAATTAGAAGAGGTTCAGGTTCAGTATCTTTAGTAGATGGTGAATTATATGTAAACAAAGGTATTGATTCTTTACAATATGCCGTAGGTGATAGAGAGATTACTTTATTAAAATTGGATGAACCAAATACGGGTTCATTAAATTTATATGGAGACATTACTGCATCTAATCTATTTGTAACGGGTAATATTGTATTAGGTGGAACAATTACAATTGGTGATAATCCAGATGATAGTGTTATATTTAATGCAGATTTAAGTTCTTCAATTATACCTGATGCAACCAACACATATGACTTAGGTTCTACATCTAAAGTATATAGAAATGTTTACGCAAATTCAGTATCAGCGTCTTCACTTACGGGTTCAATTGCAGGAATGGGAGACCCGACAACATTTAGTACATCGGTAGATAGTAGATTAGACCAACTACAATTGGCATCAGCATCTTTACAATCATTTACATCTTCACAAGAATCTAAAAATTTAACTTTAGTAACTTATACAGGTAGTGTAAATAGTAGATTAGATAGATTACAAGAATCAACTGCAAGTTTAAATACATTTAGTTCTTCCCAAGAATCCAAAGATACAACAATTGCATCGTATACTTCTTCAATGAATTTGTTTACATCTTCACAAGAATCCAAAGATACAACAATTGCATCTTATACATCTTCAATGAATACATTCACATCATCTACAAATAGTAGATTGAGTGATATTGAATCATACACATCATCTTTAAGAACGGCAATCGATGTAACTGGCGGAAATACAAGAATAATAGGAAATTTAATAGTAGATGGTACACAAACATCATTGAATACAACTGAAACATTTATTGAAGATAAGAGTATAACATTGGCTAGTGGTTCAACTACATCTGGAATTGCAGATGGTGCAGGATTAAATATTGCAGGAGCAAATGTATCAATGAGTTGGGAAGATTCCAATCAAAGATTATATTTTAATACAAACATTGCAGCTTCGGGTTCAATAAGTTCTTCAACAATTGTCGGTTTAAATGATGTAAGTGTAACAACATATTCAACATCGGTAGATAGTAGAATTGTAAGTTTATCAAACACATCAACTACATCTACAACAAGATTAAGTAGAATTGAAGAAAGTACCGCATCATTGAACACATTTAGTGCAAGTGTATTGGAACATATTGCAGATATTAATATTAAAACAGGTTCATTTGAAACTAAATGGTCATCTCTTTTAACGACAACCGCATCTTTAAGTGCAAGTTTACATGAACATGATTTATATACCGCATCTGTTGCCGGAACAAATCAATTTACTGCATCTACATTAACTAGATTTACAAGAATTGAAGAAAGTACCGCATCATTGAACACATTTAGTGCAAGTGTTAATGGACACATTACAGATATTAATACTAAAACTGGTTCTTTTGAAACTAGATTTACAAGAATTGAAGAAAGTACTGCATCATTAAATATATTTACTGCAAGTACAAATCTTCATATTACAGATATTAATACATGGACTGGTTCTACATATAACACATTCTCAACATCGGTTGATAGTAGATTAGATACATTAGAATATACAGTAATTACATTGGACCCAGGGAATGTTGGAACTTCTATATTGTCTTTAAACACAGCAACTGCATCTTTACAATTATTTACAGCATCTGCAAATAGTAGATTAAATAATTTAGAATTTACAACTTCATCTATTAATACATCGATAAATAATTTAAATACAACAACCGCAAGTTTAAATTCATCCATATCTCAAATAAATTCGTTTACCGCATCAAATGATAATACATCACTAAACTCATATACTTCATCTCTAAAGGGAGCAATTACTATAAGTGGAACGGATGTATCAATTGCAGGTGGATTGACTGTATTAGGTACTACAACGATAATTGATACTACTACATTAGCAATTAAAGATAATATAATTGAATTAAACGCAGGTGGTGGTGTAAATGGTGGATTAGTAGTAAGAGATGTAACAGGTACAACAACTTCGGGTTCTTTATTATGGGATACTACAAACGATTATTGGATAGCAGGCCCATTAGGTGCTGAATCCAAATTGTTAAGAGCAAATGGAGATAATGTAGTTTCAGGTTCATCCCAAGTTTCTTATGTAGGATTAAGTAATATACCAAGTGGCATTATTTCATCATCGGCACAAATAGATACATTATTTAATATTGATGGAATAGTTTCCGGTTCTTCACAAATTACATATTCAAGTATCTCTTCAATTCCTTCGGGCATAGTAAGTGGTTCATCTCAAGTAACTCTATCATCTATAAATGGTGGAGGAATATCTTCACAGGTACGATTTGGTTCATTAGGAATTGATATGGCTGCATCAGTAACTGCAGGTAGAATTGACGCAGCTGGTGATATCGTAGCATACTCTACATCGGATATTAGATTAAAAGAAAATATCCAACCAATACAAAACGCATTATCAAAAGTGGAAACTATTAGTGGTAATGAATATAATTGGAAAAAAGAATTCGAATATATACACGGATTTAAAGGGAATGGTGTAGGTGTTATTGCACAAGAAATTCAAAAAGTATTACCAGAAGCAATAAATGAAAGAGAGAATGGATACTTAGGAGTTAATTACGAAAAAATAATTCCACTTTTAATTCAATCTATAAAAGAATTATCTGCAAAAGTAAAGGAATTAGAAAACAAATAGATATTTATAAAGGTATAAGGAATTTCTTATACTTTAACTAAAAAAAAGAGTAAACTAAAATGGGACTTAAATTTAGACGCGGTAGTACCGCCCAACAATCCGGTTCATTAGCATTCGGAGAACCATATGTGAACACTACATTGGGAACATTAGTAGTAGGTGGAGCAACAGGTGATATCATACTATCTTCAACAGGTACAGGAAGTACCGGAAACTTCGGAGCAATTTCAGGTTCTGGATTAGATATTACTGGAAATGCAAATGTTGCAGGTAATCTAACATTAGGTGGAGAATTAACAATTGGTAACCAAACATCCGACACAGTTAATGTTGTAGCATCTTTGAGTTCATCACTTATTCCACAAACAACCAACGCATTTGATTTAGGTTCTGAGACTAAAATATGGAGAGACCTTTATATTTCAACAGGCTCAATTAAATTTGTAGAAGGTACAACTGTTGTAAAAACATTAAGTGCAGCTACATTAACTGCATTAGAAATTGCAACGGGTTCATCGAATGCATCGGTAACTGCGTTAAATTCATTTACAAGTTCAATCGATACAACGATTAAAACTAAAATAAATACGGATGGTATAATTTCTAGTTCTGCACAAATAATCACAAACTTACCAACGGGTACAGTAAGTGGTTCATCACAATTAACAAATACATTTGCAGGATTAAGTTCAGTAAATACATTTACTGGAAATCAAACTATTACTGGTTCATTGTATATAACACAAGATTTAGTAGTACAAGGTTCTGCATCGATTCAAACAATTAGTTCATCTAGATTGGACATTGGTGATAATATTATTCAATTAAATGTAAATTCACCATCATTAAGATTTGGTGGTATTGAAATATACGATTCAGGCTCAGTAGGAAGTTCTGGTTCATTCTTATATGATTCATTTCATGATGAATTTATATTTGTTCACAAAGGAAATGGTACAAATGTAACATCATCACATTTTGTTTTAGGACCTGAAACATATGATAATTTAGGTACCGAAACTTACTTAACAACGAATAGATTACCAAAGGGAACTGGTAAAGAACATCTTAATGATTCAAATATTACCGATACCGGTACTTTGATTACATTGGGTTCAAATGCATTTGTAAATGGTACATTCTACGCAAGTGGAACAACATTGGTTTCAGGTTCTTCACAAATTACATATGCAAGTATCTCTTCTATCCCATCGGGCATAGTAAGTGGTTCTTCACAAGTAACTTTAAGTTCAACAACTGGATATGGTACAGTTATTAATCAAAACTTATTAACTACTTCAAATGTACAACATGCTTCATTAGGAATTGGTATGACAGCAAGTGGAACTACTGGTAGAATTGACGCAAGTGGTGATATAGTAGCATACTCTACATCTGATATAAACTTTAAAGAGAATATTACTCCAATTGAAAATCCAATTGAAAAAATCAAAATGATTAGTGGTAACACTTATGATTGGAAAGTAGATATGAAAGAGTTCCATGGTTTTGAAGGAAATGATGTGGGTGTTATTGCACAAGAAATTGAAGCAGTATTACCACAATTGGTAACAACAAGAGAAACAGGATATAAAGCAGTTAAATACGACAAATTAGTAGCATTATTAATTGAAGGTATTAAAACACAACAAACACAAATAGAAAAATTAGAATCGGAAATAGGTGGATTACAAAATGTAATTACTGTTTTTGAAGATAGAATGAAAGAAAAAGGTTTATTGTAATATAAATGTACGATGTTTATTATACTACCGCAGGAGGACCCTGGTTCAATAGCGGAGCTGATATATGGGTAACTAATTGGATAAAAGAAGTGGCACCTGATTTAGAAGTCAAGCCACTTCTTATTTTCCATAGACACAAACCTACAAATTACGAAGAATTTCCAATTGATATTGACCACATATGGACAATTAATGAAGATGAAATCATTGAAAAATTTAATGGTGCTAGAAAAATTCATATACTACATGGCCATTATACCCCAACTAAGGCTGTTCATAATAATTTAGAAAAAATTGATTCAATAATATTTCATAATTTATCAAAAGTTTCATTGGTATCTCAAATTCAAAAAGAGCAATATTTGCATTGGTACGGAAATTGGGAATACGAATCGGAAATGATTGATAAAATTAAAAATAAAATTTGGATAGGATTATACCATTTTCCATATGAAACGGAAAATTTACATCATATTCCAAATGTTTATGAGTTTACACAAAATAAAGAATTATCAAAATCTACTAAAATAGGATTTGCAGCAAGAGTAGAAGGTAGAAAAAATTTGGAATATCTAAATGATTTAGAAAGTGTAATGTTTACTAATTCTGATACTTTCGAAAAGTATTACAGAAAAAAATTCGGATATACATTTTTAAAAAGTAAAATTTATAGATTTAATTATAAAAATAAAAATAAATTTTATGATATGAATTGGGGAATATCTCATTCTTGTTTTGAATATGAACCATTCGGATATGGAATATTTGAAGCAGTAGATTGGGGTAAATTACCAATACTACATGAAAAGTGGCATGTTCCACTTGATTATAAGTACAAGGCGAATAGTACGGAAACATTTAAAGAAACCTACGAAACAATTTGTCAGGATGATTATGAAACCCGTAAAACAGAATTTGAAAAACTTAAGAATTGGATGATTAAAAACTTTTCTAATAAAGATGAGTGGAAAGAAAAACTTTTAGATATTTATAACGGAGAATAACACTTTATACTATGGCAAGAACAAATTTATCGTTAGGAAATTTATATAAAGCAGTAAGTGGTTCGGCAAGAACTACACAAGCCGTTTCAATTGCAGGATTGAATGGTGGAGGTACCAATATATCAATGCAAGGATTCGCAACAGACGCAATAACAGTTACTCCACCTAGTTACACATATATTGTAGAAGGTACGGGTGAGGTTGCATCTTTTCAATTTAGTTTGACTGGTTCGTCTTTTTATAATAAAGTACAAAAACAAAGTGCCAATTACGCATTTTCAATAAATAATGCAAACTTTACAATAGGTGGTACTTCTTATACATCAGGCCCAACAATAATAGCAGTAACTGCGTCGGCAGTTCCTAATGCAACATCATACGCCGAAGCATCTTCTACTTTAGTAATGGGATATGCGGACGATTATAATCTTAACGCAACCAATTATAACTCAATGACTTCGAGAACTTTATACGCAGTAGATGTTTATAATACAATTAACCAACCTGATTTTTGTTTATTATTTGATACACCAATTACAAAAGCAGATAATACAATTGTAAATGTTGAAGATTTGGTAGTAGGTGATGTAATTAAATCATGGATTCCAACCGGGTTACCGGATGAATCATTAGATGGTACAGATACCGAAGCAACGGAATGGAGATTTTTCCAAAAAGAAACAAATGAAGGTTCTTATGCAGAAGTTACAGTTAGAGATATTACTTTTAACTTTGCAAGTGGATATTATAATATAAATAATGGATTAATCAAATCAACTGGTACACACCCTTTGTATGTATTTGATTATGAAATTCAAAAATATAAATTTAAAGAAGTAGAAGAAATATTACCTGGAGATTCAATTGTATTATTTGATGAGGTGGAAGGAGTTAGTGAAGTATTAGTATATGATATATCTAAAGTAGTTGAAGATGTTGAAATTGTAACACTAAATGTTGAAAATTCGGATGTATATTTATCAAATGGTGCTATATCTCATAATAAAGGAGGGGTTTCAACGACTCAACCATCTATCCCAGCTTCTGGACTAAGAATGTATTTAGAACCAGCAAAAACTGCATCATTTGCAACCGGAACATTACCTGCAACAGGTACACCAACTGTGGATTTATTGGATTTGAGTGGATATGGTATGGGTGTTAGACCAGGAGCACAAGGCCCGTTATCATTGGCAAGTGCAAACCCGTCATATAATAATGGTGCAAGTAGAAAAGAAAGATATTATTCTTTTGATGGTGGTGATTTATTTTATAAAGATACTGCATCAAATATCTCTGCTAACTTTTCACAATTAAATACTACTTCAGGTACTATTCATATGTGGCTTAGACAAACGGCTAATTTGGGTGTTAATGTTAGGACTGTTTTTGATTATGCAGGATTTTATACTTTAACCATGCAATCATCAGATAGTACCACAATAAACCAAGTTCGTCTTGTTGGAAGTGGAATCGGATTACCGAGTGCATCTACTATAACTTGGTCACAAAATACTTGGTATATGGTAACCGCAGCTTTTCAATCTAATGGAACATGTAGTTTATATTTGGATGGTACATTAGTTGGTACATTTGGGGGTTCCACATGGACTGCACCTTCATCTACTAACTATTTAACAATTGGTGCAAATTCAGGTAGAACAATATTCTGGAACGGCCAAATCGGACCTGTATTGTTTTATAATACAATGCAAGCACAAGCTGCAGTAACACAAGTATACAATTATTTCTCTCCTAACTACAAATAAGATTTTGTTGTTTTGATTGAAAATTTTATATTTATATTAAGAATTAATAAATTTAAATTAAAGCATATAAAATGGCAGAAAAGATAGTATCACCAGGCGTATTTACAAGAGAAAACGACCTTTCATTTTTACAACAAGGTGTAGCCGACATCGGAGCAGCATTCATAGGCCCTTTCAAAGAAGGCCCATTAGTACCAACAATCGTAAATTCACAAACTGAGTTTGAAAATTTATTTGGAACAGTAGATGACACATATTATACTCCTTTAGCAGTACAAAATTATTTAAGAGAAGCAGGAACTGCAACTATTTGCAGAGTAGCTGGAAAAACGGGTTATACCGAAAAAGCTCCTTTATTATTAATAGCAGCAACCGGCTCATATACAGGTGCATTGGGTATATTATTCAATACATCAGGTAGTGCAATTGGTTTCACAGGTACAACGGTTTCCGATAGAGATGCTAGTGGTGATTTTTCAATTATGTTAAGTGGTAGTGGAATAACTCCAAGTGGATATAGTGCATCTTTAGAATTATTAGATGATAATAATATCGAATCGGTATTTGGTACATCTCCATACGGTTCAAAAAGAGCTTATTCATATATATTCTTCAAAGAAAACGGATTTGTAGCTAATACGGATTCTTATACTTTATCTAATTCAGATGGTTTAAATGTAGGTTCATTTACAGGTTCATTCGCTACACTTACTCCTTTAAGTGCAAGTGCAGTTGTATTACCTAATCAAAAATTTAGTGGTTCTTACGGAACTGGTGAAGCTTGTGAAGCTCTTACCCCATATATACAATCTCAATTAATTTCAGGTGATAGATATGATTTATTCCAATTTGAAACAATCACTGCAGGAAACGCAGCAAATACTAAAATAAAAGTTGGTATTTCAAATGTAAAAGCAGCTGGTACAACAAACGGAACTGATTATGGTACATTTACTGTTATTGTTAGAGATTTTAATGATACTGATAAGAAAAAGATAGTATTAGAAACTTATTCTAATGTAAACTTAGACCCTAATTCTCCAAACTATATTAGTAGAGTAATTGGTGATAGAAAATTATCTATCAATTCCGAAGGCAAAATAACTGAAAGTGGTGATTGGGTTAATAATTCAAAATATATTAGAATTGCTAATTTATATACAACCGCTCCAGTACAAGCCGTTCCTTTTGGACATGGTGCATATCAATTACCTGTAAACGCAGGAGATTATGACCTTCTTATTCCAAGAGTAACATTCTCAACGGGTTCAGTAGTAGATTCTTCTAAATATAGTGGTATTGATTTGGATAATAATGCAGATAACAAAATCTATATGAAGCCAGTTCCTGTAAGTGCAGGTAATGGTTTTAACGCTGTATTCTCATTAGATACTATTTGTGGATTGACATTATCATCAACAACATCTACTGAAATTGCAAAAAGACAATTTGTAGTAGCATTCCAAGAAGGTTTTGACGGATACGCACCAAACACAAACGCATCTGATATTGAGCCAGCAACAACTGCAGGTAAATTAGCATACGGAAAACATATCGCAGCTTTATCTAACGCTGACGAATATGATATCAATATGGTAGTTGCACCACATGTTAATAGAGCAGACCATTTATCTGTATTTACTTCAATTTTAGATATGGTTGAACAAAGAAACGATGCATTCTTCATCGGAGATGCAGGTAACGCAACCACATCTTTATCAGCAACGATAACACAAGCTCAAGCAGTAGATTCAAATATGGCAGCTGTTTATTATCCTTGGATTAAAACAATTGATGTAAACACAAATAAACTTATCACAGTTCCACCATCGGTATTACTTCCAGGTGTATTCGCAGCAAACGATAGAGTAGCAGCAGAATGGTTCGCACCAGCAGGTTTAAATAGAGGTGGTTT